TGGAGCGGCATTAGCGGTGGGTCAGGATTTAGTGGCTATAGCGGTCAAGATGGTTTATCAGGCGATAGCGGTCAATCAGGTTTTAGTGGAATAAGCGGTTATAGCGGTTATTCAGGATCAGGTATAAGTGGTTATAGTGGTTATAGCGGTGAAGAAGGCCCACAAGGTATAAGTGGATTTAGTGGATATAGTGGCGCTGAAGGTGCAAGTGGCTTTAGTGGTTATAGCGGTCAAGATGGCGCATCAGGTTATTCAGGTCAAGATGGTGCATCAGGAATAAGTGGCTTTAGCGGCGATAGCGGAATATCAGGTTGGTCAGGTATTAGCGGATATTCAGGTTATAGTGGAATTGATGGTATAGCACAAAGTGGAGCTTCAGGTTATTCAGGCTTTAGCGGTGCATCAGGTATATCAGGTTATAGCGGTTATAGCGGTGAGGTTGGTGCATCAGGCCTATCAGGTTATAGTGGTTATAGTGGTTATAGTGGTATAGATGGAGCATCAGGCACTAGCGGCTTTAGTGGCTATTCAGGCATAGGCTTTTATTGGCAAGATGGATGGGATATTGATACTACTTATATTCCTAATGATGTTGTTGCTTATAACGGCAATTCTTATATTGCTCTTGTAAGTATAGCTATTTCAGGAAGTCCACCTGATGCTAATACAGATTGGGATTTACTTGCTCAATCAGGTGCTACAGGCCCAACTGGCCCAACTGGAACTAGCGGATTTAGCGGCTTTAGTGGTTATAGTGGCGAGGTTGGCGCTCAAGGTTTTTCAGGCATTAGTGGATGGAGTGGCGAATCAGGATATAGTGGCTATTCAGGTATCAATGGATTAAGTGGCTATTCAGGTTTAAATGGCACTTCAGGCATTAGTGGCTATAGTGGTTTCAGCGGCGAGGTTGGAGCTTCAGGCATATCAGGGTTTTCAGGTTATTCAGGCGAAGTAGGCGCACAAGGATTTAGTGGCTTTAGCGGCATTAGCGGATGGTCAGGCATATCAGGCTATAGTGGTATTAATGGCTTGAGCGGTTATTCAGGTCAAGATGGTGCTTCAGGCCATTCAGGCTTTAGCGGCTATTCAGGTGAAGTTGGCGCTTCAGGCATATCAGGCTTTAGCGGATTCAGCGGTATTAGTGGCTATAGCGGCGAAGTAGGTGCTAGTGGCTTTAGCGGAATAAGTGGCTATAGTGGAGCTGAAGGTGCATCAGGTATCAGCGGCTTCAGCGGATTTAGTGGCGAAGTAGGCGCGTCAGGTATAAGTGGCTTCAGCGGTTTTAGCGGAATTAGTGGTTATAGCGGTGAAGTAGGTGCTAGTGGAATTAGTGGTTATAGTGGATATTCAGGTGCTACAGGCGCACAAGGTCAATCATCAAGTTTTTTTGACTATAATGCTAACACAGGATCAACTTCAGGCTATCCAGGCGATGGTTATTTATTATGGAATAACGCAACTCAAGTTAGTGCTACTCAAATTAATGTTAGTCATTTGACTGACAGTAATGTTGATATTGATATTTTCTTATCTAGCTTACAACCAAGTGAAACATTTGTTATTCAAGATAGAACTGTAAGTGGAAATAATCAATATTGGTCAATTACAGGTGCTACAACAAATATTAATGGCGGAACTTCTACTAGCTATTGGACTATTCCTGTAAGTTTAATTTCATCCGAAGGAACTGGCACTACAAACTTTGCAAACAATCATAATATATTTTTAGCAATTGTTAATGGTGTTTCAGGTTATAGTGGTTTTAGCGGTTATAGTGGATTTAGCGGAGCAGTTGGCGCTTCAGGTTTTAGCGGTATTAGCGGTTATAGTGGTCAAGATGGTGCGTCAGGTATAAGTGGTTTTTCAGGCTATAGCGGCTTTTCAGGCGAAGTAGGTGCGTCAGGATTGTCAGGCTTTAGTGGGGCATCGGGTATTAGCGGATGGAGTGGTGCAGTTGGCGCATCAGGCTTTAGTGGTTATAGTGGTGCTATAGGTGCTGAAGGTATAAGCGGATATTCGGGCTATAGTGGTTATAGCGGTGAACAAGGCGAATCAGGTTATAGCGGCATCAATGGTGCGTCAGGCATTAGCGGATTCAGCGGTGCTAATGGTGAATCAGGATTTTCAGGCTTTAGTGGCTATAGCGGATCAGGCATCAGCGGCTTTAGTGGTTATAGTGGACTTCAAGGCAATGAAGGTCTTTCAGGCTATTCAGGTTATAGTGGTCAAGATGGCGCTCAAGGTTTGTCAGGCTTTAGCGGTATTAACGGAACATCAGGTATATCAGGCTTTAGCGGTGCTACAGGCGCATCAGGCTTTAGTGGCTTTTCAGGATATAGCGGAGCTGCAACTGGCGTAACATTAGGTGATTGGTCAATTGGCAATTCAGGAACTAAAATGTATTTTGCATTTAGCGGCGTTAATAAATTTAGCCTAGATTCATCAGGTAACTTTGTGGCAATTGCCAATGTAACGGCTTATGGCACATTAACTTAAAAGGATAATAATGGATAAGACAAAACAAGATGCTTTAGCTTATGCTAAACAATATGACGATCAATTATATAGATATTTATTATCTAACAATTATGAGCGAGCGGTTTTTCTAAAAGGCGATCCTGTATTGCCTAGAGAAGCCACTCGTTATCTATGGGCTAACCGCAATCTATTAGGCAAAAACATTCTTGAAATAGGTTGCTCTACAGGTTACGGCTCTCAATTTCTTCCAAACAATATTAATTATATGGGATTAGATTATGATCCTATTATTATTGATGTCGCCCGCGAACAGGAATGGAGTTTAAACGCATCTTTTACAAACGCTGATATAAATACTTATCCTTTAGCTCAATACGACACCATAATCGCTTTTGAATTGATTGAGCATGTTGTGAATGGATTAGAGATAGCTCAAATGCTAAAAAATCATTGCAAAAGACTTTTATTAACTACGCCACACAATGAGCCTAAAGGTTTTTGGGGTGAGCATCATAAGCTTCATGGCCTAAATGAATTACACTTTCCCGACTTTCAATTCAATTATATTAATGAGCATGGTTATATTACAGAACAACCACAAGAGATTAATGATAAGAATAGATGCAATCTTATGATTATGAGGTGGGATCGTGGCTAGTGTTTTATGCTCTATAGCGACAAGAGGTCGTTATCAAACTACTTTACCTTTAGCTCTTAACGCTATAATTAATCAGACAAAATTGCCTGATAAACTTGTTATATTTGATGACAATGACGAGCCTGAAGATGTCCGTAATAATAATATTTATCAACATTTATTTAGCATTATGGATTACAAAGGCATTAAATGGGAATGGGTATATGCAGCTAAAAAAGGCCAGCACCATATTCATCAATCAGCTAATCGCATGGGTTATGATTGGGTATGGCGAGTGGATGATGATGCAATACCCGAACCAAATGTATTAGAAGAATTATATTCTTGGATCAATGACGATGTTGGCGCTATAGGCGGAGCTATATTAACTTTGCCAATTAATCCTGATACATCTAAAAACACAGGCAAAATACAAGATATTGATAAAGAGCCTAATATACAATGGGCGGAAATAAAAAAGCTAAAAGAAGTTGAGCATCTTCATTGTTCTTTTCTTTATCGCGCTGGAGTGCATGATTACAATCTAGGCCTTTCAAGGGTAGCGCACCGAGAAGAAACTTTATTTACTTATGGATTATACCTAAAAGGATATACAATTCTTGCAGCTCCACATGCTAATACTTGGCATTTTAAAAACCCACAAGGTGGAATTAGATCAGAATCAAATCAACAACTATATCACCATGATGAATTAATCTTTAGAAACACTTTAGCTTATAAAGACAAAAAAATTGTAGTTTTAAATGTAGGCATGGGCGATCATATTGTATTTAAAAATGTATTGAAGGACATTACAAACGCTGAAGTATTTACTTGTTTTCCTGATATAGTTCCTGGAAGGCCAATATCTGAAGCTATGTCTTTATTTGGTGATATAGATCAATGGAGTATTTATAAAAAGATGGCCGAATGGAATTGGACTGATAGTTTAGAAAAAGCATTTAGAAAGTTATATCTATGATAATCATTAGCCCTTATTCTAAAGCTTTAAGAAATGGAAAAACCAATCCAAAGAATTATCCTTACTGGAAGGAACTCATTAGACTAATTGATGAGCCAATAGTTCAAGTAGGCATAGAAGGTGAAGAACAATTAGTTGATGATTTTAGAAAGAATTTATCACTAACAGAACTTGGAAGCCTTGTGAATCAATGCAGAACATGGATATCTTGCGATTCTTTTTTTCAACATTTTTGTTGGGATCATAAAAAATATGGTATAGTGCTATGGTCTGTTTCTGATCCTATAATATTTGGACATCCTGAAAATATTAATCTTTTAAAGGATCGGAACAATTTGGTTCAAAACCAATTCCTATGGTGGGAACATACAGAACATGATGCAAATAAATTTGTTAGTCCTGAAATAGTGATAGAAAGTTTAAATGCAAAATTCCCATGAAACCATTGATAACATATTTGATTTTCTACAAAATAAAACAATCAAAGATGTTGGCTCTGATTACTACGATAATAAGAATTATTTGGTTATTTTATTATCTGATGGTTCTCTCTGTTATATATCTTCTAGCGGCGATTTGTTTATGGCTCTCGAGCGCCATCTCATTAATTAGTAGAAAGAAATAATATGGATATGCAAGAACACACGAAACATGTATTAGATACAGTTTCAGGCGTTACGGCTTTTGGAGCAGTAATGAAATTTTTACCAGCAATTGCGGCAGTCTTATCAATAGTTTGGTATTGCATTAGAATTTATGAATGGGCGCGTTCTAAAGTTAAAAAATAAACTATGCCTTTAAAAGACAAAAGTTATAGATGTCAGTATTTAAGAGATTGGAAGTCAAACAATCGAGAAAAGAATTTATTTCAACAAGCTCGATACAGAGCAAAAACTAAAAACATTTCGTTTGATATAGAAGTATCAGACATAGTTATTCCTGAAACTTGTCCCATTTTGGGACTTCCTCTAAAAAAAACCATTGATGGAAATCGAGATTTAAGTCCTAGCCTTGATCGTATAGATAATGCTAAAGGTTACATAAAAGGCAATATTCAAGTAATATCAGCAAAAGCTAATACAATGAAACATAATGCAGATAAAGAAGATTTAATTAACTTTTCTAATTGGGTGAAAGAAAATTATGGCAAGTAAATATAGTGAAGCTGGCAAAGGATCAACTAATAAGCTTAAACAAAAAAGTTTGTATGATGAAAATTACGAAAAGATTTGGGGCAGTAAAAAGAATAAGCTTTATGAGGAACGCTATTATGATTCCGATGAAACAACATCATGGGATCAAGATAAGGTTGATATGATTGGTCTTAATAATAATACAGGCGATCATTACATTAAATAAAAAAGGGGCATTTTAAGCCCCTTAATTATTGGTAAATACCGATTTTCTGAAGAACGCTATTCACCTTTTAAAATAACTATTTATTCATAACATACATAGTTACTTCAAAACCAAATCTCATTTCTGTAGCTGCTGGAGTTGTCCACATAATATTTCCCCTT